AGACATAAATTTAAAATTAGAAGTTCACGACTTTATAATGAAATGAATACATTTATTTATGTAAATGGAAGACCAGACCATCAAAAAGGACAACACGATGACCTTATTATGGGTATATCTATGGCAATATACGTTGGTGAATCTTCATTCTCAAAACTAGAAAAAGTTGTAGAAAAAACAAAAGTTATGATTAACTCTTGGACTGTAACGGAAAATGAAAGTGTTAAAGAAATAATAAATTTTAATCCTTATATTCCAACCGGACCAAATCAAAATCATAATAGAAATAATGAAGCATCAAAAAATGATTATATAAAATACGGTTGGTTATTTGGTACAAAAATGTAAAAATGGGATTAGAAAGAAGAAAAAGGTCGGGTAATTTAATTGGTGGTTCTAGATTGGTAGTTCCTGGACAAGATATCTATAATGTAAAAAAATTCCAACCATCATTTAATAAAAAGGGATCAAAGAGGGATGAATTTTTTATTCCACCACCACCAGTTACAACTACAACAACTACAATTATTCCAGTTCAAACCTGTAATATTGAGACACAACAAAATTTTCAAATTATAACTCAAGGATTTGATAATTTAATATGGTGCTAAAACATTTCCTTTTAATTAAAGATATTTAAAATATAAGTATGGAACAAAATAAAAATGATAATTTAACAGTATGGCAAAGGTTGTCACAAACCTTTGGGCCAAACTCACTATTAAATCAAGATTACCCAACATATAAGCTTGATAGGGATGTCTTGTTAAAGACAAATGACAAACTTGAATTTGAAAGACAAAAATTACAAGCACAACAAACAATGTATCTTGCCGGTCAATGGGCAAAGATTGAAAACAATCTTTACACACAAGCGGTATATTATGAACCAACAAGATTGGCATCATTTTACGATTACGAATCAATGGAGTTTACACCGGAAATATCAACAGCTCTTGATATATATTCCGAAGAATCAACAACACCGGATAAAGACGGTAAACTGTTACAAATTTATTCTGAATCAAAAAGAATTAGAACAATTCTTGAGGATTTATTTATAAATGCGCTTGATGTTAATACAAATTTACCAATGTGGATTAGAAACACATGTAAATATGGTGACAACTTTGTATATCTAAAATTGGACCCAGAAAAAGGTATTGTTGGTTGTATGCAATTACCAAACATTGAAATTGAAAGATTGGAAAGAGGTATGGCAGCAAAATCAGTAAATGCTGAGGTTGACCCAAAACAAAAAGGTTTAAGATTTCATTGGAAAACAAAAGATTTGGAATTTAATACTTGGGAAATAGCACATTTTAGATTATTAGGTGATGATAGAAAATTACCATACGGAACATCAATGTTAGAAAAAGCCCGCCGTATTTGGAAACAGTTATTGTTGTCCGAAGACGCGATGTTAATATATAGAACCGCAAGAGCCCCAGAAAGAAGGGTGTTTAAAGTATATGTTGGTAATATGGATGATAAAGATGTTGAAGCGTATGTACAAAGAGTTGCCAATAAATTTAAAAGGGACCAAGTTGTTGACAATAAAACTGGAAATGTTGATTTAAGATTTAATCAAATGGCAGTTGACCAAGATTATTTTGTCCCCGTGAGAGATCCTGCGGCACCAAGTCCAATTGATACTTTACCAGGTGGACAAAATATGTCCGAAATTGCCGATATTGAGTATATTCAAAAGAAACTTGTAACGGCATTAAGAATACCAAAAGCATATCTTGGTTTTGAGGAAGCCCTTGGTGATGGAAAAAATTTGGCATTACTGGATATTCGTTTTGCTAGAACAATAAATAAGATTCAAAAAAGTGTAATTTCAGAATTAAATAAAATTGCAATCATTCATTTATTTTTATTAGGGTTTGAGGACGAATTACAGAATTTTACATTAGGTCTTACAAATCCATCAAAACAAGCTGACTTGTTAATGGTTGAGGTCTGGAAAGAAAAAGTTGCGTTATATAAAGAACTTGTTGCTGAAATTCCAAAATCATTACAGGCTACCTCTGCTACTTGGGCTAAGAAACATATATTTGGTTTTTCTGATGAAGATATTAAACTTGATATACAACAAATAAGATTAGAAAGAGCGGTGTCAGCTGAATTGGATAATACGGCAACAATAATTACAAAAACAGGATTGTTTGATACTGTTGATAAATTATACAAACAAGTAACTGGAACAACACAAGTAGGAGCTGCCGCACCAGCACCACCACCGGGAGGTGATATGGGAATGGCTCCACCACCGGGAGGAGAAGCAGGAGGAGTACCACCGCCAGCACCAGGAGGTGAAACATTACCGGAAGAAAAGAAAAATGATAATTTAAATATACTTTTAGAAAGTGATGATTTAATGGGTGATTCATATATTGATTTATCAAAAGGAAAAAATTCATTGGGGTCAATTGAAGATGAATTGTTAAAATTGTTAGGTGACTAATATTTATAATAAAAAATAGTTATGAAATTTGGTTTAATTAAATCTAGAATAGAAAAATATTTAAGTGAGTCTTATAAGAATAAAGATTTATTTAAAGTTAATATGAGTGTGTTTAACGAACTTGTATTAAGTGATAGAAATATAAAAAAATTATTTTATTTATATGATGAACTGTCAACTAATAAAGGTTTGAATGAAAATTATGCAAATGAATTTTTAAATCAATCGCAAATTTTATTTGAAAATACAATAAATAAAATTAACCCAAAAAAGATTAAAGAGCTTGAGATGTGGGTTGGTCATATTAAAACTAAAAATGAATACCAAGTAATTGACGATTATTTTTCAAATGATATATTAAGATTAGAACACAAAATTAAAGGAAAAAATGTTATTCTTGAAACAATTAAAAAAGATAAGATTGTTGAGGATACAGATTTAGTTAATGTTCCAATTGATAAAATGTTTAAAGTTGCTAGTAAAACAATAGAAAGTTATATTGAAACTCTTTCTGAAAACGACAAAAAAGAAGTTATTAAAATCTTAAATGAAAAAGATGAAAAACTTAAAATTGAATTTGAGGTAATCAAAGAAAATGTTATTGACAGATTACAAAGAATGTTAGATGAAGAGTCGGATAATGAAGTTAAAACAACAATTAACGAAACAATCAAAAAAGTTGAGAGTGAAAATTTTGATAAGATTAACTATATAAAACTTAAAAATTTAAACAAAACAATTTAATTGTTTGATTTAAATGTTTTTTGAACATATATTGCTTTAATTTTTTGTTGTCTTTTTCTTACAGATTTTTTTGTAAATTCTTTTCTATTATTTAATAATGAATTTTGCCTTGTTTTAATTACCTTACTTTTTAATTCTTTTAGGGCCTTTTCAATACCACCCCTCTTATCCACATTTACTATTAACATATTTTTACGATTTATTTGATAAATATATAAGTTTTTTCTAATATTAATAAAAATAAACGATAGTAGTATGAAAAATTAGTATGAAAAAGGGTAAAACCGCAAAATTAACCGGATTCCGAACAAGTAAAATCCATTACGGAACCGTAGACTCAAAAGAATTTAAATCACTTTATTTAAACATTCAAACCTGGGTAGAACCAAAAACAGAAGTTGAGAATTGGACAAGAGTTGTGTTAAATCTAACAAGAGCTGTAAAACATTCAATTTACGAAAACATTGAAAAAGATTTATTTGACAATAAATTTATTGTTGATTTAGATTTAAGAACAAGTGGATTACAGTTAAAAAAGAAATCATTTATGAATCTTGAAATCAATTTATTTCTAATTAACGAAATTGATTTTAAATCAACAAAATTAAAAAAATCATTAAAGAAATTAACCAAAGAAATTTACAATGATGTTTTTTCTGGAAACGAGTACTTTAAATTTTATTTAACTAAAAATGGAAATTCTAAACCAATAAAAGTAAAAACGGAATTAGTTTAGTATTTATTAATAAAATTAAATATGAGAATATTAGGACCAAACGAAACTGGAAAAGGGATTCTTATCGAATACGACGCTGGTTATATAAATCCAAAAACAGAAAACAACCATTATATAATGGAATCAAAAACTTTTTTGGACCACTCAAAACCATTTGAGTTTTATGCTGTATTACAAAAATACAACACACCAAATAGAAATGGTAGAATATATCCGGAAAAGATTTTAAAAAGAGAAGCCGAAAATTATAAAAAAATGATTGAGAAAGGAACTGCTCTATCTGAGTTAAATCACCCGGAATCATCATTGATTGATTTGGATCGAGCATCTCACATTATAACTGATGTTTGGTGGGATGGTCCGGTATTACTTGGTAAATTAAAATTATTAACAAGTCCTGGTTTTCACGAAAGAGGTATTTGTTCTACAAAGGGTGATTTAGCCGCAAACTATCTTAGACAAGGTGTAACACTTGGTATTTCTTCTCGTGGTGTTGGTTCTTTAAAAAAAGTTGGTGAACAAAACGAAGTTCAGGATGACTTTGAATTAATCTGTTTTGACCTTGTGTCATCACCATCAACACCTGGGGCTTACTTATTTTTA